ATGCCATATTTTATCTCCTATTATGCAGCGTCAGTATAACTTGTATTTGATCCTGTTGCAACATCTGTATACGAAGAATTTGACCCCGTGTCAACATCAGAATATGCTTGAATTCCAAAGCCAGTTGCAGTTCCAAATCCTGCTACAGAAGATGTTATTTCTTGTCCAGTTAATCCCATAACATCTGCAGGTGTTAAAGATCCCACAGAAAGCGTAGTTGATTGACCAGTTAATCCTACAATAAATTGACCAAATTCTACAAGACCTTCTATTGTACTTCCAACTGATGAAGTTACTTCTTGACCTGTTGGTATTACTATAGAAGTTAAATCAAATGTTGTAGAACCAATTGAAGAGGATATTGATTGACCAGATAATCCCACCACCTGTTCAAGTGGAACTATTGATCCAACTGAACTAGTTATAGAAAGACCTTGAATTTGTTCTGGTATGTCTAATTGAGAAGGAACTGCTGATGTAATTTGTTGTCCTGTTAACCCTACTGCATCCGCAGGATTAAGAGTAAACATTCCCCAACCATTATCACCGTAAGACGCATTACTCCAACCGTTAGGACCTAAATTTGATACAATTGCATCAGGTGCAGTCACCTCTACCGTTAGACCACTGAAACCCCAACTTTCAAAGTTCCAAGTATCTCTACCCCAACCTTGTTCATTAAAAGCAGTAAGTGAGCCAACTGAAGATGTAATTGATTGTCCTGTTAATGTAACAACAGGATTATCACTTTCACCCCATGGCTCCTCACCCCATTCTGCTCTACCCCAACCTTGATTTGCTCCTGATATAACTTCTCCTAAAGATGTGGTTATAGCTTGACCAGTTAGTTGTACCACTTCGTCATTTGCCTGTCCCCATGATCCACCAGTATTCCAAGCGTCAATACCCCAACCACTTGTAAAAGCTTCGCTTATTCCCCAAAGACCAGCGCTCCAGTTTCCCGCTCCCCAAAAATCAGTATTAGGGGTATTTGCTTGACCACCCATCCCTGAGTGAACAGTGCAATAATAGTATAAAGTTGGTGCACTAGAGGCAACTTGAATTTGCGTGTAAGCACCAGAAGAACCTGGTGTTCCATTTGTTGTAACGCCTGTGGTATACTCACTACCTCCAGAATGTGAGCCACCACTTGTTGTGGAAAATCTTAAAGGGTGACCAGAGTTTGAACTGTCAGACTGATCAAATCTAAACGTTGCACCTTCAACTAATTCTAAAGTTGCTTGTTGTACACCATCAATAAAATATTTATTACCAGAGTCGGTAGAGACTACCGTTACTGTGAAAGTTCGAGTAACGGACATCCGTTTCTCTCCCTTACGCTAATCTTATGATAGCGTTTGTAGCGTCTGCTGTTGGAAATTGAATTGTAAAAGTTCCGCTAGATACAGTTTTATCACCGCCGAAAGC